TGGATTCTGGAGCAGAAATATAATATTGGTAAGAAGGGTAAAACGCAGGAAGATGTTTAATGCAATTTGCTTATTTCTTTTAGTCATTGCCGCATATACAAATCTGTATTTAAATCTAAAATTTAGAAAAAGAAGATAAATAAACTTGAGACACTTTTCGTGCGGTCTCTACAAAAGTCGGAACACCCTAAAAAGAGGTTCGGTTTTACCGTTCCTCTTTTTTTCTTTTCTAGTATAATTAATAATGATGAGGAGAGGTTCTTTGAACCCCTCATACGCTAAAACGGAGTCTTAGGATCCGTAATGTAAAATAACACTCGCTTTTTAAGGAGAACTAAAATGTACACAACTCTTGCAAAGTATAATACTGGAAATATTGAAAAGTTTTTGACAGACTTGGAAAAGAATTTTATTGGAGGTGATGAGTGGCTCAGCCGTTTTGGAACGGTACACGAATCTTCTACCAATTATCCGCCATATAATTTGATTAAAGAAAGTTCCACAGAGTTTACTTTAGAGATCGCTCTTGCTGGATATAAGAGAGAAGACATTGAAGTATCATCTGAATGGAACAAACTTTTTGTAGAGTGTAAGAAAGCACCTACAGAATATGAGTATATGCATAATGGAATTGCTCGAAGAGCATTTACGCGCACTTGGACACTATCCGATGATGTAGTTGTTGGTGATGTTTCTTTTGTTGATGGATTGCTCACTATTAAACTAAATAGAGTTATTCCAGAACATCAAAAGAAAAAAATGTATGAAATCGTTTGATGAGTTCAAATCAATTGCATATAAAAATGCAGTTCCCCATACCGTTTACTCTCAGGGAAAACAAAAACAAATTCCAAAAGGAAAGGCAGTTCCCGTAAGAAGTCGTTCAAGTGCTGGGGGTGGTAGTGATGGAAGTGGTGGAGATGGTGGCGGAGGAGATGGTGGAGAATAAATAATAATTGAACTATCGTCGGCGCGAGGAGCACCTGGCAAAACCAGGTTGACTCCTCCTTTTTTTGTTGGTAGAATACTAAGAGGTATGAAAAAACTTATGACTATTAAATTGATGCTTCTTAAATCTGGAGAAGATTTAATTGCTGATGTATCAGAAATGCTCTTTGGCGAAGAAGAAAATCAAAGAGTTGTTGGTTATTATTTAAATAAACCATGTTTGGTTAGGATGAGAAATCCTAACATGATTGAAAGTGAAGAAAAGACTAAGAAAACTGGATTTGAAGTCTCTCTTTATCCTTGGATTCCACTATCCGCAGATGAAAAAATTCCAGTTCCTGCAGACTGGTTAGTTACTATGGTGGAACCAACTGCTAGATTAAAAGAAATGTACGTTGAGGACGTTATTAATTATGGAAAAGAAAATGACAAAAATACTAACACTGATGAACAACCTGATTCTGGTAACACAGATTGAAGAGGTTGGTGCTGATATTGGAGAACCTGACTGTAAGTTAATTAAACCGTTTGTTGTAAAAAGTGATCAAACTTTAGAACCATTTTTAATGGGATATACAAAACAAGACACTTTTATGATAAGTTCTGATAAGATTCTAACTCTTGCAGATCCGACACCAACCTTACTTGAAAAATATGAGGACTTGATTAAAGAATGAGATTTTATACTAATGTTCAATTGATTGGAAATCAATTTCTGGTTCGTGGAGTTGATAATGGTAAAAGATTTGAAACCAGGGATGAATTTTACCCAACATTTTTTGTAAAAACCAAGAAAGAGTCCAAATATAGAACATTAAATGGTGAGTTTGTAGAAGCAGTAAGACCAGGAACTGTAAAGGATTGTAGAGAATTTTTTAGCAAGTATAGTGATGTTGATGGATTTGAAATTTATGGAAATGATAGATACATCTATCAATATATTTCTGAAAAATATCCAGAAGATGAAATTAAGTTTGATATCAACAAGATCAAACTTGTAACTCTGGATATTGAAGTTGCTTCTGAGGAAGGATTCCCTGACGTTGAATCTTGTTCCGAAGAAATTCTCTCAATTTCAATTCAAGATTATGCTACTAAAAAAATTATTACGTGGGGAGTCAAACCATTCAATAACAAACAAAGCAATGTAACATATCACTATTGCCCAAGTGAATATGAACTTCTTAGTAACTTCATTAATTATTGGATGGTTGATGTTCCTGATGTAATTACTGGATGGAATATTCAACTTTATGATATTCCTTATATTTGTAAACGCTTGAATCGTGTTCTTGGTGAAAAGTTGATGAAGAGAATGTCTCCTTGGGGTCTTGTGACTGAGGGAGAAATTTATATTAGTGGGAGAAAGCACACTTCATTTGAAGTTGGTGGGGTAACTCTTCTCGACTATCTTGATCTTTACAAGAAGTTTACTTATAAGGCACAGGAGTCTTATCGTCTGGACTATATTGCTGAGGTTGAGCTGGGTCAGAAAAAACTTGATCACTCTGAGTTTGACACATTCAAGGACTTTTACACTCAAGGGTGGCAAAAGTTTATTGAGTATAACATTGTTGACGTAGAACTTGTTGACCGTCTGGAAGACAAGATGAAACTAATTGAACTTGCTCTTACAATGGCATATGACGCCAAAGTAAACTACGGAGATGTTTTTTCTCAAGTTAGAATGTGGGATACTATTATCTACAACTACTTGAAAAAAAGAAATATTGTTATTCCGCCAAAAGAACGATCTGCAAAAGATGAAAAATATGCTGGTGCATATGTAAAGGAACCTATTCCAGGTAAGTATGATTGGGTTGTGAGTTTTGACCTCAACTCACTATATCCTCACCTCATTATGCAATACAATATCTCACCAGAAACTCTTCTGGATGAGAAGCATCCAACAGTTAATGTGGACAAAATTCTTAATCAAGAATTGAATTTTGAAATGTATAAAGATTACGCTGTATGTGCTAATGGTGCAATGTTCCGTAAGGATGTCCGTGGATTTCTTCCTGAATTAATGGAGAAGATTTACAATGAACGTGTCGTCTTTAAGAAAAAGATGCTTGCTGCCGAGCAAGAATATGAAAAGACAAAGAATAAAGAGTTGATTAAAGAGATTGCCCGCTGCAATAATATTCAGATGGCACGTAAAATCCAATTGAACTCCGCTTATGGTGCCATTGGTAATCAGTATTTTCGTTATTACAAACTTGCAAATGCTGAGGCAATTACACTGTCTGGACAAGTTTCTATTCAGTGGATTATGAATAAGGTTAATTCTTATCTAAACAAGATTTTGAAAAGTGGAGATGTAGATTATGTTATTGCTTCTGATACTGATTCTTTGTATATTAATATGGGTCCTCTGGTTGAAAATGTATTCTCCGGAAGAGAGAAAACTACTCAAAACATTGTTTCGTTCCTTGATAAGGTGTGTCAAGTGGAATTTGAAAAATATATTGAGAGTTCTTACCAAGAACTGGCTGACTATGTAAATGCCTATGAGCAGAAAATGTATATGAAGCGTGAGTGTATTGCAGAGCGTGGTATCTGGACTGCAAAGAAGCGATATATTCTTAGTGTTTGGGATAGTGAGGGTGTGCGTTATGAAGAACCAAAACTGAAAATTAAGGGTATTGAAGCAATCAAGTCTTCTACTCCAGCACCTTGTCGTAAAATGTTGAAAGACTCCTTTAAGATTTTGATGAGTCAGACTGAGGGTGAATTGATTGAGTTTATTGAAAAATGTAGATCTGATTTTAAAAAATTATCTCCGGAAGAAATTTCATTTCCTCGTTCAGCATCAGACGTTCAAAAGTATTCATCTTCTTCTGATATCTACGCCAAAGGAACCCCCATTCATGTTCGTGGAGCACTACTTTTTAACTACTATATCAAGCAAAATAAACTTACTAAAAAATATTCTCTCATTCAAAATGGGGAGAAGATTAAGTTTATTTTTTTGAAAAAACCAAATACTATTCATGAAAATGTTATTTCATTTATTCAAGAGTTTCCGAAAGAATTGAATCTTGACAAATACATTGATTATGAACTACAATTTGAAAAATCCTTTCTAGAACCACTTAAAATCATTCTTGATTCTATTGGATGGAAAGTGGAAAAAACTGTAAACCTTGAATCATTTTTTGCCTGATGGATTTGCCTATTAACGATAAAGAACTAGATACTATTGTAAAAGCACTTGGTTTTGGTGGAGATGCAGCTCTTTATCATAAACTAAAATTAGTTAGAGAACTTAGAGAACAAGGTTTGCCTTATAAAAAAATACTTCGTGAAGAATATGGGATGGTAGCATAATGGATTTTCTAAAAGATATTGTAAAAGAAATTGGTGGTGAGTATACACAACTTGCTTCTGATATTGACGAGACTGAGACTTATGTTGATACGGGTTCATACATTTTTAATGCACTGGTTTCAGGTAGCATATTTGGTGGTGTATCTGGGAATAAGATTACTGCTATTGCTGGAGAGTCTTCTACTGGAAAGACTTTT